ACCGTTACTACGGTATAATACTCTGAAAGGAAACATAAAAGTTTCTCCTCAGAGTCCTGCTCAGGTGCAGCGTTCGAAAGACAATGTATCTCAGTTGGGCCCACAGGAGTTGCTCCCTGTGACGTGAAGACCCTTATAGATTATAGGGAAACTGTCCGTTACAGTGTATGGCACCTAATGAGGTTCGGGGGTTTATTCCGAATAATCATTGGGCAACCAGACAGGTTGACAACCTTACTCCTTGAGAGGAGAGGCTGCGGCTCGGTCACTTTAGTGTGACGAAAACCGAAGTATTGGACAGGGGATGATGATATTTGATATCATCGACCCTTCTACTGGTGGACACGAAAGTGTTCATCTATTTGTCTGTGTGGTGTTGAGCCACATATATTAATCTTAATATAAACATGAAATCAAAATTTAAATTATTTTATAATTCTTATTTCACTGTTCAGACGATTAGACCAATTGCCTCCTTAGTGTATAAATCTAAGGGTCCAGTAACTAAACAATTATCGAAGGTAGTCATTTCTGCAAAAGCAGTAATGAACTATTTTAGAGTTATATTGATAGTTACTGGATTAGGATATAGCCAGTCTGGGTATAGGGTCATTGCTGTATTTATCAGACGGTTGATGTTTCTTTATAAACATAGCGGTATAATTAATACCGTAAAGTTTTTTAAAACATCTTCCGTTATGATTCAACAATCAATGGCAGGCCACATTGAGAAAGATCTGACTCAAATCGCGGGGGTTCGCCCTTCACGATCTAAGTCAGGTCTCCCTGCATTAATTCCTTCCGTTATTCGACGGAGAATGTTGAGTGATAAGGGATTTGTACCTATTTCAAGGTGTATTCTTTCTTATTTCTCAATCTTTAGAGATATCCCTTTTGTTAAGGATACTGTAAAGACTTCGTCGATAACTGATCCATATGTTGGTTCGCCTTCTATCATAGCTGATCTAGCTAGATGGATCGTACCCTTTGTAAGGGCCGTTTGGAAATTATCCGACAAGCACCATTTCGGGGTTTTAACACCGCGGGGATGGTTCTTGAGAGGATATTTACCTAAGGCATTCAATAATTTGGATTCTGAGCCTTTCCCAATATGGAAAAGTTCTCCCCAAACCGGTTCGATTGATAGGTTGTTCCCGACATTCTCAACTCATCCGAGAGCCTTACATGCATCTGCATGGGCTCTTGATAAGTTTATGATGACCGGAATATTTACTCGTTTTGCGGTTATTATAAACGCAAAATCTGTATTAAACCTATTTCAATCAGCTTTAAAGGTTCCTATCTTAGAACAAGATAGGCCCTTATTAGCTAGAATCGGAAAATTGGGTATGGTGAAGGAAGCTGCTGGGAAAGTGAGAGTATTTGCTATGGTAGACGCATGGACACAATGGTTATTGTTTCCGATTCATAAAGATATCTTTTCTCTTTTGAAAAGAATCCCTATGGACGGTACATTTAACCAGACTAGACCTCTTAAGAAAGTTCTTAATTGGCCTTGTCAATATTCATACGATCTGTCATCTGCCACGGATAGATTACCTATTCGTCTCCAAACTTTAATCATTTCTAAGTTGTATAACAATATTGAGTTATCACAATTATGGGAACGATTATTGGTTGGTCGAGGGTATAGTACTCCTGCTGGTGAGTCCTTACATTATTCTGTAGGACAACCAATGGGAGCATTATCATCCTGGGCAATGTTAGCCTTTACTCATCATTTTATAGTTCAATGTGCTGCATGGAGATCCGGAAAAGTTCCAGTCGGAATACTTTTTAGAAAGTATGCTGTGTTGGGTGATGATATAGTTATTGGTGACAAATTAGTTGCCAAACACTATTTTAAAATCATTAATCAACTTGGAGTTAAAGTCGGCTTAGCAAAATCAGTACTTAGTCCAACTGGACAAGGTTTTGAATTTGCTAAAAAGACTTTTTGTAAGGGTCAGAATATATCCGCTATTCCCTTTAAGGAATACGCAGTGACTTCTGGTTCCTTACCTGCTTTGATTGAGTTCTCGAGAAAATACGATATGTCTATACCTAGCATTGTTAAAATGTTGGGTTATGGATATAGAGTATTAGGTAGTTTAAACCGAAAGTGGGTCTTCCAATCTGTAAAGATTAGGAGATTACTCATTGGTTTAACTATCCCTATTGATGATGCCTCGTTTAATAACTGGGTATCTCAATTTCCGAAAACAGTATCTTCTGATACAATGTTTGCTTTTAGAGCAATCATTGAAAAAGAATTAAGCAGAATCTCCACCTGGATGTCTAAGTCTAGTCAATTTCTTTCTCATGATCTTTCATCATGGCAGAAGGAGTATTGTCTATTTGTTACAGCTTTCTCTTTAAAGAGAGTTAGTATAAATAGTTCAACCCTTCCTATTCCTGATGAAATGAGAAGAAATATCCTTAATGATCCTTTAGCGAAACGAAGAACAAAGTTCTATTGAGACGCTGTTCAATTAACATTCAATTCCTTACGGTTTAGAATGTGTGCTGAACTACAGAAGGTTTTTGCCTCAGCATTCGACTTATATTCAATTGATATGATGACTTTGAAAGTCTCGGATAGAGCTTTCTTTGCACCATTCAAAAAATATATGGAGTTAACAAAACTTATGGGAAAAATTCCCGATAAGTCGTTTATCTCCATGAGTCGTTGTGAAGACGATCTTTCTGCAAAAGGTTTAAGGGATACATTGATGACAAAGATTTGGGTCAAATGGGCACCAATTATTTCAGGTGCTTCTCCATATAACCCTCCTGCATCAAGTAGAGATGCTCCTATGGAATCATCTTTGATTCCAGTTTCCGCCGTGTTTAAGCGAATATTTTTCGTCGCTTCAACGGTGAATTCGGGTATTATTGCAAAAAGATTAGCATATAAAACCATAGTTCCAGCAGCATCATTCGGTTTTCGAACAATGCTTTGGATATGGGCCGGTGAAATGTTCTATTCATCGGTTATTATGCTATTTGGATTCGCCTTTTTGTATGCATTGATCATGTATACAAGGGCTGAGTCCTTATCTTATGCTTTTTCCCCTATAATATTATTAACTAGTTCTTATTTTAGTATAGTATATGAAAAATTATATTCTATTCTATATCCCCCGGTAATTGAATCTTATGGTTTAGTTCACTGAATAATAGAGTTATATTTCTTTATTGTTTCAGTAAATTTTTATCATGAGTTTAATTTGTTGGTCGATATATTGAATAGAAATGACCTTCATGGTCTATCGGAATATCTTGGTTTCTATACCGGTTTACTATTCTGTTATGGAATAGCTCCATTATTAGAAATTATGTATATTCCCTTTAGAATTTATGAAGGTTCATCTATACTAAATGCATTCGGAGAAGTAGGTTGGGTCAGTGCTTTAAAAGAAATTTTAAGGGGCACTGTATCCGTGATTGTTTCTGATTTCCATTTGTTGATGGATACCAGTTTACGATTACCGATTTTATCTTCTGATTCTTTTATAATCGATGAAAGTGTCTCTCCTCAAGTTCCTTCTAGCATAGACTCCCCATGGGCTGATGATTCAACCCCTAAGGCGTCTTGCTCCAAGCTTCCTGAGTATGATACATACTTCAAAGATCTAAAAGATATAGTTGATACCAAGGATGACCGAGATATCTCCTTTTTTGGAGACTCTCAGGTCCCGGATGTTATCGATTATCATACAACATACTCCGATAGATTTCGAATGATGATATATAATCATCCCTCGTTTTATCTATCTGGTTTATCCTTGATGATCGTGATAAGTTCTAGAATATATTTCGGAATTTAAGGAGCCTACTTTTACGCAGGACCAGACATTATCCTAATTAACTATATAAGTTAAGAAAGACGTATCTGAACGTGACGTTATCCTAAAAAGGAAGTAACGCC